TGGGTTGACCGCTTCCCCTTGGACGGCGGGCAGGGCGGGAAGCGCGAGGTGTGGGGCTGCGGCAAGGACTGCGACGGGCGCATCACGAAGTCGGCGCTCGCCTCCCTGATCGCCGACGAGATCGTGCAGGAGCGAAGCGACGCCGGCGCTCACGCCGCCCCAGATGCCGACAAGAACAGGAGCGCTCGCGCGTGTGGAAGGGTCCAGCAGCAGTGCGAGTGCATCGGGTGCGGCGTGACGTTCACGGCTACGCAGGGCCATGACCTCCGGCTGTACTGCGGGTTTCAGGGGTGCTCGGCGCGGGCGCGGCGGGGCAGGGGCCGCCCCCCTCTCGAAGACAAGCGCAAGCCCCGCGGCGGGTTCAACGATGTGGAGTGGGCGAAGGTCAAGCGGGCGGCTGCGGCGCGAGGGCAGACCGCCTCGGCGTACCTGCGCTATCTCTGCGGACTCTAGACCCTGATCCGATCATTCCCATCGCCCGCCTCAGCCTCATCGTTGACGGCCTCAGCCCGCGTCTCAGCCGCTTTGGTGGCTTCGGCGGCTTCCCGGTTGGCTTCGGACACGTCGGCGGCTCCTGCGGCGGCACGCTTCCTGCCAGCCTTCACCGTCTTGGAGCCTGCTGCGTTGAGTCCTACAGACACCACAGCGCCTCCGACCAGCCAGCCGAGGAGCTTCGGAGCCACGATGGCGACAACCGCGACCATGACCGCGGCGACGACGCAGAGGCCGAAGATGACCTCCGGGGTGAGTTTGCGGTCGGTCATGAGCACCTCACCAGCCCGGACGTGCGGCGTGAGAGGTTGCGGACACTCCCCTGTAGCCGTTCGATGACCTCGCTTTGTCGCTCTACCTCAGCGCGAAGCCGGGACACGTCACGAAGCGCCTCCCGCATTTCTGCGAGGTTCAGCCCAAGCAACTCCTCAATGTCGTGGGTGTCGCCGTCTGCTGGTCCATGGTCGGTAAGTAGTGCCATCAATCCTCCTCCACCGTCTCCACCGCCATCGTCGGCGGCTCAGTGTCGCACTCCACGCTGCCGTCCAGAGTCGGAACGTCGAGCGTGTCGGGCAGCTGCTCTTTCTGGGGAGTCTCCTTCTGCGCGAGCCCGACCGTCTTGCGGAAGAGGTCGCTGAGGCTGTCGATGAGCTCGACGAGCTCTCCCTTCCAGAGGTGGTAGACGAGCGGGCTGCACAGCGCCGCAGTCCCCGCGAGCAGAAGCCGCAGAGGCATCGACAACGACTCATGCCAGATCCCAGGAGGCAGCGCGACCGACGGCGAGAGCAGGAGAGGGATGATCCGCACGATCCATCGGTACGTCCCCGCGCTGTCCTCGATCTCAGCCTTGAGGTGGCGCTTCTCAAGCGGTGTCTTCGCGACAGCAATCCGAAGCTCGATCCCCCGCATGTTCCGACGGTGGCGGCTCTTTACGGGCCACTTGACGAGCGTCGTCACGATCGTCCCGCCGACCGAGACCAACAGCCACGTCCCCGCGAGCACGGCCCATTCGGTGGCGGTCACGGCACGATCTCCCAATGCGGATAATCGTTGAAGGTCTGCCGCGGGTCATCGGACGGGTCCGACGCGAGATCGCGCCAGTCCCAGTTCCTGTTCCAGTCCATGCCCCACCGGAGGCTGATACTCATCTCATCGGCCACCGAGAAGACCAGCCGAGCGAAGGCAATCCACCGCGCCCGCACGTTGTCGTCCTGCACGCGCCAGTCGATTGGGTACGGCGCGACGTCGACGGCCATGGACAGTCCGCCGGCTGCGGGCTGGTGGCGGCTGCGCCGCGTCACGCCGTCCAACTTGCTGCGGCCCTGGCGGTACAGCTCGCGCTGCCGTTCGTCGGAGCGGGCGCCTTCGAGGATCGTGCAGTCGACGCGCTTGATGGCCTCGCGAAAGAGGTGCTGGAGCTCTGGGGCGCACGTTTCAAGTCTGCGCATGGACTTCTTAGAGAATGACGGCATGCCCCGAACCCTACGCCCGTCGAGCCTCCAACACCACGCTCAAGGGGCCTCAGCCGCCCGCTGACGTCATTTCACTACCTTGACGGCCCCGAGGATGGTCTTGGCCACATCAGGGGCGTAGGCGGCGAGCAGGGCGCCCGCGATGCCGAGGAGGACTGCAATCAGAGTCACAAGCCGGCGCTCTCGGCGGTCCTGCGTGAAGTCCGCACGCATGGCGGACACGTCTGTAGACAGGGCCGCGAGGTCAGTCCTCAGCGTCTCGATGTCGGAGTGGTGCTCGTCAGACCGAGCCTCAAGGGCCCCTACTGCGCGGGGGACCGCCTCAGAGAATCCACGAAGCGCCGCCAGGGTCGCCGGGGTGTCCCACTGGGGGACGCCTGGGCGGACGACTCGTCGTCGGGGGGGCGGGTCGCTGCCGGACACGTCCGGCAGTCCGTCTCGATCGTCGTCGTCGCCCATCGGTCACCGACCCCGTTCAGCTTGGCGGTCGATGCCACCAGGGCCGAGATCGCGGACTCTTCGGCCCTGTCGTTCTCCCGGCCCTCGACTCCAATGGCCGGACGGACTGCATGACTGGCCTTCGTGTCCACCATCTTGTCCTCGGTAGGGTAGCGGAGCATGTGGCGGCCTCCTCGGGTCCGTTCTCGTCTCGCGTCGGTCCGTAGGCGCGCTACGTCACGACCTCGTAGATTCGGATGCTCTTGAACGTGCCCGTTGCCGTGCCGGCACCGTCGGGCCCACACCACAACACGATCTTGGCCGCGTTCAGGTCAAGGTTCGGGCCGCTGGTAGATGGGTAGGACGCGCCGCCAGCGTCGCCGCGGGACAGGGTCGTGCCCGAGTCCTTGAACGTCGTCGGCAGATCGTCCGTCCCCGTGAGGCCGGTGCGGCTGTGCGCGGTGTCGGAGCTCACCCGGAGAGCCAGCCAGAAACTCGTGTCTGCCGTCGCCGCGTTGACATAGGACGTCCCACTCTGGCCGCGGTAGACGTTGCTCCCGGTGTAGTACCGCGTCGCAGCCACCATCTTGTTTGCGTCCGCGATGCCGATCCCGATCTGGGAATGGTTCGTGTCCGGGTTGAACGCGAACTCAGCCACGACCCAGATGTCGGTCTCGTCGTCGGGCGTGGAGCCGATGGCGTCGTTGACGCTGGCCCAGAAGTACCCACACGTCGGCAACGCCTCATTGAACCAGCGGCCGGTCGTGCTCAGGATCGTGATCCCGGTAGACCCGTCGGGCCCGTCCCCGGCGGTCATGTTCGCACTGTTCGCGACCGTCCAGTTGAACGCGCCCGTAACCGTCCCGTCGTCCGGCGTGAGGCTGTGCGCGACGTCCCCCGCCGCCTGCCAGTCCTCATCGGCCAGCGCGGCGAGGTCGAAGTAGGCGCGCAGGATTGACCCGGCCGAGGGCGCGGGGGTCCCTCCTGCCGCGACCCCGACGGTTGTAAGCGGCATCGCTCAGTCCCTCGCGATCATGCCGGACACGAGCCCGAGGTTCGGCGTCCCGCTGGCGCTCTTCGCGTCCAACGTCATTTCAGCGCCGTCACCGATCGTGAACGTCCAATGGTTGCCAGCCGCAAGCGTCACCTCGGGCGAGGCCTCAACGTTGCTGTTCGTCGCCGTGAGCTTGATCGTACCGGCGATGGCGGCGCCCTCGATCCAGACCTCGACCGTGTCGCAGTTCGAGATCCGAATGTCGTCGGACGCGCCGAGGTAGGACGTCGAGAGCGCGACTTGTGCCGTGTCCGGTCCGCTGATTGTCGTAACTGCCATGATTCAAACTCCTTGCGCGCCGCAAGCATAACGCCGGCGCGACTGTTTTAGGCGAGGCGGATCGCCCAGATGACGTACGTTCCGACGAGACCGGCAGCCGCGCCGCTCGCCATGCTGGCCGTGATGTATTCGTTGTTGACCCACTTCGTGTACGCCTTGCCGTTCGTTCCGCGGTCTGCGACGTCGAGGAGGCGGTGCGTGTTCTCGCCGGCGGTGCCCGTCTTGATCGATGGACCGTCCATCAGCGTGTCGTAGCTGGTCGACGCACCCGAGCCGGCGCCGACGTCGATCGTGCAAGCCGCCGTGCTGCCGGTCGTCACGTCGACCCACACATCGAAGAGGCCGAGGGTGACCCCGCTTGTGTTCTGGACGGACAGGATCCCGCCGGCGGCGTCAGACGCGACGAGAGAGCCCCGGAAGAGCACCCCGACCTGTCGATGCAGGTTGTCGAAGTCGACGCCGTTGGTCCATGTCGCGTTCGCGTCGGCGATCTTGAGGGCGCCGGTCGACGAGCGGTCGAGCGTGTCGGCGTCGACGAGCGCCGCCATGGTGGATTTGTTCGAGATCGACTGACTCACGACCTCGCCGGTCGGATTGTCGATGGCGAGCTTGTCGCCGATTCGTGAAGTGCTCATTTCTCGTCTCCGCTGCCCTTGCCGTCCGTTCCGAGGGACTCGAAGGCGTTGATGTGAAGGCTCCGAACGGTCGCCTTGACCGCGTCCAGATCAAGCGAGATCTTTCGGACCTGCCCAACGGCGTCGCTGTACCCGTCCACTTTGTACTGGATCAGCTCGCCGAGTTGCACGGCAAACCCACGGGCGCCCATGACAGCCTCCATGCCGCGCTGTCGCTGCGTCAGATGGTCGGCGGTGTACCGGGCGCTCTCGTCGAAGCCTGCGCTGCTCGCGGGGCCGCCTGCGAGCCAGTACTTGAAATCGACCGTGCGCTCTCGCACGCCGGCGAAGCCCTGCGCCTCCTCGGCCCCGTCGATAAAGAGCGTCCCGTAGCGGTCCTTGGGGTCGATGACACCGTCGTCGCCGAAGACGGGCTCCGAGTAGAACTCAGGCGAACGCACGACGACGCGCGTGGCGTAGTCGCCCCAAGGGTCATCGATTTCCTTGATCGACCTCGGCTGCTCTAGCCGGCCCAGGTCGTGCTCCCGAAACACTCGGTCGGCGACCTCGCCGGATCGCGGTCCTCGCCATGTCGGGAACAGTCGCATTTCGCTGAGCGTCGTGTCGAAGCGCAGGCAGAGGTCGGCTTGCAGCGTCAGGAGTAGCTCGCCGAGTACGTCTTTGAACAGCGGCGGCTGGTCGACCAGATCGAGCGGGACTGCGCAGATCCGCGAGACGAACCCGGTCGTCGTCGACGGCGACGCCGCGGCGAACGCCGAGAGCGCGCCGACGCCGAACGGTGCGGTCAGACCGCCGAAGTCGGGATCCGTGAGTAGGTCTTCGATCAAGTGTTCGAGCCGGTCGCGGATCAGTCCCGGGTCTTCGGCGATCGGCCCCGGGTCGGCGGCGTCGTGCTGGTTGAATCCGAAATTGTAGAAGTTCCCGAGGTCCTCGTCCCACTTGTAGAACGACACGGCGTCTTGCGCCGCCTCGTACCCCGAGACCTTGACCATGATCTTGTCGCGCTTGCCGGTGTCGCCGACGAAGGCGGAGCCCCACCAGAGCGGGCGCACGGCCGAAAGCGAGTTCGCGTAGGTGAACTTGACCGCCGAGCCGGTCGGCCCTCGGTCCTCGTGCGTCTGGTGGATCGTGCGGATCGTCTGCCCGCCCCACGTCGCCGAGTCGGACAGGTCGTAGACCACGCCGTCGCGGACCCAGGCGACCGCCTTACAGAAGCAGTGCAGCTTGCCGGTGATCAGCGCGTATGTGCGCTCGACCTGTACGCCGTACGGGATCGCCTCCATCCAGATCCCGTCGTTGGACGATCCGAAGACGTGCCCACGGTACTTCCCTCGGTGGTCCGGGTTCAGGTTGTAATCGGTCGGCGCGGAGCTCTCGGACGTCCAGAGCAGCGTCGACGCTAGCGTGTCATCCCATTCGGCGGGGACGGCGTCGGGGACGCGCGTACAGGGCCACCGAAGATCCCAGGCGAACGGGAACATGCGAATCGACAGGTTGAACCCGGCATCGGTGCGAGACGTCGGGTTCCGGTCGACAGCCCCGTCGCCGGCGTGTTGCGCCTTCTTTGCGTCGAGGTCGTAGTGCCAGATCGTCGCCGCGCCGTTCGCCCAGAAGCCGTTTCGGGCGTCGTCGCGCAAGTCGTCGGAGTCCGCCCCGCCGGCCGAGACTCGAAACGACGCGCCCGAGACCTTCATCTCGACCGAGCGGATCCCGCCGATGTCGTACTGAAGTCGACCGCCCGACAGGCGCGGTTCCCACTGGACCGTCTTGCCGGTCCTCGGGTGCTTCGCGACGACGCCACGACCGGCGCGAGACGGCGGCCCGCACCAATACGCGACCGCGTCGCCCTTGACCGTTCGATACTTGACCTCGGCGAGGTAGACGAGCGAGAGCGTCGACGACTCGAAGTCGATCACGGGAGCTGCTCAAGCGACAACGACGACGACCGATAGGCGTCCTGCTGTCCGGTCGCGTCGCCGCCGCTCGTCGACTGCACGACGCTCCAAAGCGCGGTCCCGGCGTCGACCGCCGAGAGCTTCGCAGCGGCGCCGTTCGCCTTGACAGCGTCGAGGTCTTCGACCCAGAGCAGGCCCGTCCGGCGCCCATGGTTGATCACGGCGGCGACGACCTCTTGCCAAGACGCAGTCTCCCAATCGGAAAACGTCAGGTTAGCGCGCCAGCGCTGGAGGCCGGGCGCCGGGTAGTAGTTCTCGACGTTCCGCGGCTGCCCGCCGTTGAAGGGCTGGTGCCCTCGAAGCGGGTCGATCGTGCGAGCGTTCGTCGTGTCCCAGGTCACAGAGAACGCCTTGCAGATCCCGACTCGGTGATCTGCCGACTCGTCGAAGTGACGCCACGAGACGAACGCCCAGCGACGCGACGGCGCCGTGTCCGGGTCGTTGAAGCCGATCTGGATCAGGTTCGATTCTTGCGTCGCAGACCGGGTCGAGAGGGCGATCGTGGTCGAGGCTGCATCGACCCATGCGTCGCGAGCAAACCCGCGCAGGTTCGTGTCGACGTACGCGACGACGTCGTCGAAGTCGACCGTCGCGCCGTCGTCGCCGCCCTCGGCGTACCAGAGGAAAGCGTTCAGCTCGGTCGCGGTCCCGAGGTCGAATACGAACGACGTGCCCGTCGAGTACCGCTTCTTGTCGGCGGTATGGCTCGTCGACGACGACGAGTCGGCGACCGTGTTGAACCCGAGCTCCTGCCCGATGTTGTTGTCGGTGCCGCTCGTGCCGTGACTGCCCGTGTCCCACAAGATCGTAAACGCGCTCGACGCGCCGATGTTGAAAACGCCGTTGAGCCACGTCACCGTGTAGGCGAACGTCAGGGACGCAGCAGCGTTCAGGGCGTCTTCGAGGGCGGCCCCGATCTGGTCCGGTCCCTGCGTCCACTGCTGCGACGGAACAGCCGTCAGGACCGCTCCAAAGCCTTCGTTGATGTCGATCCATTTGTTCGACGAGCCCGTCTCGAACGTGCCCGTCGTCAGCGTGCCCTCGATCTGCTTCGCCTGGATCCCGGGCGAGTCGAGCGAGACGTTCTCACCGGGCATCTCGGACGTGAACCCGGAACCGGCCGACAAGAAGCCGTCGAACTCGTCGGTCAAGAAGAAGGCAGATTGAGCCACGGCTACGCCCTCACCCGTTGCTGGTACGCATCGCCGCGCTCTGCTCGGTCGATGAATCGCTCTTCGATCGAGGTCGCAAGACGCTCGCCGTCGAGGATCGTGTGGTTCGTGATCTCGAACCGCCCGCCGCCCTGGTTCGTCTCCATGCCGCGCCGCATCATTGCGAACATCGCCGAGATATCCCGAGTGCCTCGCGGGTCGACGACCATCTCGTCGTTACGGATCACGGCGCTGCGGTGCGTGTCTCGGAGCGAGCCGAACGGCATCAGGCCGGCGTCGCCGAAGGACGGTTGTTCTGCGGCGATCACTGCGATCTGAGCGATCCCGAGACCGCCGGCGACCGCAGCCTGGATCGCACCGACGATGAAGTTCGGAGCGGTCGCGATCGCGTTCGTCACCGCCAACGCGGCGTTGATGGTCGCCTGCCCGACGGCGAACGCCTTGCGGACTTCAAACGCCTTCTTTGCGGCCGAGACGTTCGCGCCCTTTTCCTTCTTATACAGCTTGTCGGCGACGTCGACGCCGACTGCGAGCAGATCGCCGACGGCGCTGACAGATGCCTCCATGATCGAGACACGGTCGGCCGCGCGCTTCTCGTCGAGCCGGGTCATCTCGGCGGCGTGCTCCAGCTCTTCAGACCGAAGCAGGCGGAGCAGCTCAGCCTCTTCTTTCGCGGCCCCGATCGCCTCAGCCTTCCTGAATGCCGCTTCGTCCATCAGGGCGATCTGAACGGAGACGAGGCGGATCCGCTCGGCCTCGGCGGCGTTGATTTCCTTCGCTGCGAGCCGGCGGCGAATGTCCTCCTCGGCGAACATCTGATTCAGCTCGATCTGCGTCTCGACGTCGACCGCGGCGAGACGAACCCGGCGCTCCATGCTGCGGATCTGCCGGTCGACCATCTCGGCGCGCTTCGCCTCTGCCTTCGCCGCCTTGTCTTCGGGCGACTCGCCGCCAGCGGAGCCGCCGCCAGCGGAGCCGCCGCCCATGCGCCCCAACGCATTTGAGACCTCGGCGCGGCGGTCCTTCTTCGGCACGAAGAATCGAGCGACGTCCAGATCCGGCGGCGGTGCGACACGCTGAGCCTTGCCCTCTTCTTCGAGCGCCCCCATCGCCTTCTCGGCGAGCCAGAGGTTCGATGCGTAGATCGCCCAAAGCGGATTCAGCTTCTCCAAAACGGTCTTCGTGTTGTCGAGCCCGCCGACGAGCCCGCCGTCCCCGCCGCTGAGCTTGTCGATGAACGACGACGCACCGACCGCCATGTTCGTGAACCGGTCGACCATCTCATCGGCGGCGGGGATCAGCTCTTCGCCGATCTCATTCCGCACGCCCTGCATGGCGACGCTCAGGTCGAGCAAGGCGTCTTGATAGTCCTCGGACGCCGTGAGCAGCTCGCCGGACATGCGCCCGCGGAGCGAGTCTAGACGCGCCTCCATGGCGTCGACCCCGTCGCTGCCCGCCATCATGAGGTTTCCCAGCTCGGCGCCGCCCCGCCCGAGCAGGAGCATCCGAAGCCCTGTCCCTTCGGCCGACTCGCCGAGGTCGCGCGAGACGTTCGACAGATCCTTAAACACGTCCTCGACGTTGCGGAGCGAGCCGTCGGCGTTCTTGACCTTGATCCCGATCGCCTCGAACGTGTCCGCCATTCGCGTGTTACCCGAGATCGAGTCGACCATGTTCCGGCTCAGGCGCTTCAGCCCGTTGTTGAGCGACGTCGAGTCGACGCCCGCACGACCGGCGGCGAACGAGAGCGTCTGAAGCGACTCGGCCGACGTCCCGACGTTGCGCGCCATCTTCGCGGTCTGGTCTGCGAGCCTCGACGTCGCGCCGACCGAGTCTCGAAGCAAGTCCGTCACGGGCCGCAAGACCTGCAAGATCTTGCCGTAGACCTGACGCGCGATCTGGATCTTAGAACTGAGTTCGGTCCAACTACCCACCGACCTCTTGTTGGACGCGACCGTATCGGTCCCGACCTTCTTGACCGCCTTGCCGACCTTCTTCAGCTCGCGCACGGCGGGCGACCCGTCGGCGCCGATCGAGATGTTGATTCCGGTCGCCATCAGCTCAGCCCTTCCGAACTTCTTCGGCGTGCGCCATCTTGATCACTTCCTGCTCGTCGTCGAGGATCCGCAGCGCGTCGGCGAGTCGCGCAGGCTGTTCGGACAGCGCGCCGGGGACGAGCAACGGACGCCCGAGAGCGCGCCACGAGTTCCAGGCCGAGAGCGCCTCCCAGATCCATCCGTCGCAGTCGCGGACCGGACAGCCCGAGAAGCGACGATCGGACGGCGAGAGGGCGGCTGAGGCCGCCTCCCAGGGGAATCGGATGGGCGTCTTCCAACGCCGTCGACCGCGCAGCTCCGGATCGCGATGGGTCGCCGGATACGGGTCGCCATCGACGCAGCGAGTCCCGCCGCACGCGCCATGCCACTTGCACCCGTTCCAGTTCGACTTCGACCATGCCCGTCTCGTCTCCTCGCTGGGCGGCACATGCGCAGCGTAGTGAAGTGCCGCCCTTAGCTTTTTTCCTCGTCAGGGCCGATCGTCGCCGTATCCATCAAAGCATCGCCGAGATCGAGCAACGCCTGCCCTCGGTCGTGCTCGCCGCCCGAGAGTTCGAGCGCGTCGAGGACCGCTTTGACCGTCGCCGACTCGCCGTCGATCGTCACGCCCTCGAATCCGAGCACGAGGTCGTCGAGCATCGCCCGCATGACCTTGACCCGCTCCGAACGGATCCGCGCCGACAGGCTGACGACCGCATCGGCGAACGCTTCGGCGGCGTCGGCGAAGACCTCGGCAGCTTCGGAGTCGGACGGGTCGTCAGGCGGTGTCGGCTGCGGAGGCATCGAACGCACCGCCGTAGCGGTGACGCGCTCGATCTGCGACCGCCAGCCGACCGGCACGTCTCGATGCAAGACGGTCGCGGTATCGGCGGCGGCGTTCGTGATCTCGGTTCTCCGACTTCCGTATGTGTTGAGTTCAAATCCCATGAGTGGCGCTCCGGGGTTCGGGGTGGAGCCGGCGTCAGCCGACCATGATATAAACGTCGTCCTCGCCCGTGTTCTCGTGCGCGGGTCCGCTGAGGTCGTAGGTCATCTCTTCGTCACGCGACCGCGCGAACGACGGGTTCTCGAACACGATCTTCGGGCACTCCCAGGCGATGATCGAGCCGGCGGTCGTGCCGGCCTGAAGCAAGGCGGGAACCTCTGTTCGGTTGACGGCTTCCAGGGCGCGAACGCCCATGGTGCTGTATTCGCTCGCGCCGGCCGCCTGGAACGTCACTTCGCGGCGGTTGAGCGTGTAGTGGTCGATCGCGTACGCCTGCCCGTGGCTCGTCTCGGTGAACCGCACGCCGAGGTCGCACTGCAACGACGCCGAGCCGTGCTGAAGGCTGACGGTGTTGACGACGAGGTCGCCCGTCGTTCGTGAGATCGGGCTCGCTGTGACGTACGTCGCGGTCGGCTCCCAGGGGTACAGTTCGAGGTTGTCGGCGTGCGCAACGTTGCTCCCGCCGCCCTGGTAGACGCCACGCGCCGAGACGGTGAGATCGTTGCCAGAGACGCCGATGACCTCGACGACCTCGCTCTCAATCTGCATGTAGACGGGCGCGGTGGCCGAGACGTCCTGCGGGACACAGAGTCCCGAGTCGACGGTGATCGTGGTGGCTACGTCGGTGATCGAGCCGTTGATCAGGGTCGAGTGGATCACGTCGGCCCGGTACGCCTGCCCCTCGACGCTCAGTCGCAGTTCGTCGCCGCCGGCAGCGGTCAGCGAAACCGACGTGACGACGGCTCCGGTGATCCGGTCGCACCGTCGGTTGTCGAACGCCCAGAGCGTGAGGGCGGCCTGCGCGTCGGCCCGGTTGTCGTCGGGGTTGTAGACGATGGCGGGCGAGACGGTCGCACCGTTTGCCGGGGCGGCGCTGAGCGCGGGCGTCACGACCATCGACGCGCCGGCGTTGACCGTCGTGATCCGCCGGATCTGGTTCTCGACAACGAGCGCATCGCCCGCCACCCAGGACGTCGTCGACGCGACGTCGATCGTGGTCGTCGTGCTCGCGCCGGTGTCAACCGTCGTCGAGCTTCCTGCTGTCGCGCTGGCGACCCAGCCGCCGGTCGTGAGCAGGTTCGCCCAATCGGGCGCCGTGCCTCCCGCGCCGCCGCCCGTGGCGTACAGCTCGATCGACCACGAGACGGTCTTGTGCTGGTTGATCTGCCCGAGCCGGCCTGCGGTCCCGTGCGCGTCCTGACGCGCGCCGATGGGCGCCTTGCTGTCGACGTTGAACGACACGACCCGGAAGGCGTCAGCGGCGACGGGGACGTCGGCGGCGATCGTCTTGAGGGCGGTTTGCGCGGCGGCGTAGACGGTTGTGCGCCAGCCGACGGAGTATGCGGAATCAGGCACGATAGGGCTCCGAAGTAACGACCGTGAGGTCTGTGATCAATGCGAGGGCCGGCGACCCGGAATCTCCTGCGACGGCAACGGACGAGCCGGTGACGGTCGAGCGGCGGATCTTGCCTTGCGCCCGCCCCGTTCCGCCATTGTTCAATCCCTTCCCCTGCGTCGAACCTGTCGACGAGTCGCGATAGAGGACCGTGCAGAGCGTCAGATCGTACAGCGCGACGGCATACGCGGCGGCCTGCGCTTCGTCACGGGCTGACGACGGCGCAACGACGGCGATGGGAACGTAGGTTACGAGCCGGATCTGGTGCTCGAACCCTCGACCGCTTGACGGGTCGTACTCGCCGCCGTGTCCGACCCATTCGATCGACATGTGCGGGAACGACGACGCATGAGGGCCGGGCGAGATCCAGTCGTGAAACTCCTTGATGTCCGGCAGCGTAACGGGCGTTCCGTCGGTGCCGTCGCCGTCGACGATCGAGAGCGCCGTGCGCGTCGTCGTCAGCTCGCCGTTGAGCGTCGTAGCAGGCGAACCCGTGCCGCCGTGAGTCCCGTCTTCGAGGAACTCGCGCACAGCTTCGACGACGGAGGGGCCGGCGTAGAAGGTCACTTTGTCTTCCGGCGCTTGATGGTCTCGATGCGCGCGCTCGAACGGTCGGCGGCGGTCGTGCCTGTCAGGGCCCGCTCGTCGGCTCCGAGGGCGGTGCGGCGTGCTGCGACGACGTGCGCCTGCCGAAGCTGCGACAGGGCGGTGCCGAGCGTCATGGTGCCGCCGGCGCTGCCTTTGTTGATCGTCGGGTTCCAGCGATACACAGGGCGCTTCGGCAGCCGTCGAGCAGGCACGCCCGAGTTGTGTCCGCGGGCGTAGTCGATCAGCTTGACGCCTTCGGGGGTCGTGAACGACGGATCGATCCCGAACGTCGCGGACTTCTTGCCGATCTTCGACTTGTACCCGTCCCGCCGGTCGACGACCGCAGCGCGCAGCCGACCGTTGAAGACAAGGATCGGACGCCCGGGTCGCTGCTCTTCTTTCCACTCGCGGTACCAGTCGACGAGCGGCTTCCAGCGGGGTCCCGTCGCCGCGCCCTCGGTGTCGAAGTGCCGGCGCCCGTGGTTCGCGATCAGCTCTTCGGCGTCGGCGAAAAACGGCCCGTTGTCTTCGATCAGCTCGGCCCACGCTTCGACCTTCGACGCGAGACGCGCTGCGGGCGGGTCCATGCTGATCGAGATCCCGCCGCCCGTTTCGATGCGACCGGCAAAGCGGCTTTTGAGGTCAGCCATGATGAGACCCCCCCGGCCCTGGTCGGACCGGAGCGCCTTGGCCCGAGAGCACGACCGAGAGAGACTCAGTCATCGTCTGACCATTCAAACACCGCCTCGGCGGCGTAGGGCAGATCACCCGTCCCGGGCGTCTGGTCGATCGTCGTGTCGCGGTCGTCGGCGAAATGTGAACCCGTCCAGCCGGACGAGGCGGTCGCCGCCGTGCCGCCCGCGCTCAGGTAGAAGCCGCGACGGCGCTTCAGATCCATCAAGATCGACTCGCCCCGAGAGCGCATGCGGTCGGCGTTCTTGATCGCCTGCTCGCCGAGCGTCTCCTTCGCCAGCATGACGCCGGCCGACGTCAGCAGCGCCTCGGCCTGATCCACGCGACCTTCTAGAACCGAGGACGCTGTGATCGTCGCCGGGTCCATCTCGGCGGCGACCATCGCACTGCGGACTTCGTCGTAGCAGTCGTTCCAGATCGCGGTGGCGTTCGTCGACGTCGGTTTCGTCGACGCCGTCGGCGCCTGGACGCCAGCGGCGTATCGAAGGGCTAGAGCGAGGCTCGCATTGAACGCCATCGCTCTAGTCCTCCTTCGGCGTCTTCGCCTTCTTCGGCTTCGCCTTGCCCTTCGCCTTGCCGAGCGGGTCGGCGACGCGACGAGCGAGCAGCTTCAACGCCGAGCGATCCTCGGTGTCAACGACATCGCCGGCAGCGCCGAGCGTGCAGGCGACGCGGAGGCGGATCTTCACGTCCGCTTCTTTCGCCGTGCACGGCGCTTTGCAGGCTTCGACGGTGCGGGCGCCGGGGCGCGAGATGCGACGCACGAGCCGTCAGCGATGAGCGCGTCGCTCGGGTCGAACGGCAGCACGTCGCCCGGTCTGTAGACCGTGCCGTTGTGCTGGATCGCTCGACCTTCGGCTACGCGGTACATCATCAAACAGTGGTCAGGCCGACGCCGTCGTTGTGCGTCACGCGCCAGAGCAGAGCGCCCGCGACCTGGGCCGCTTCGAGTACGATGAAGTCGGCAGCGGCGCCGAAAGTCAGCGTGTTGTTGCCCGTCTGGTTCACCGCGCCGGCCGACGTGACGACCCGATCGCCGCCCGCGTAAACGTCGCAGACGAGGATCATCTTCTGGCCGATGAACGTCGGGATCGCGAGCGTGTTCGTCTCGGTGGCAGCGGTCGTGATCGCGATGTGCGCCGAGGTCGTCACGGGGATCGCGACGCCGGTGCCTGGATCGGCGACGTCCTGAACGATGCCGCTCAGATTCACGTTCGCGTCGGGAAACGCCACCGTCCGCGTCGTGCCGGTCGTGATGCCCGAGACGTTGAGCGCGAGCACCTTCGACGTGTCCGACACGTCGAGGACGCCTGCGCCCGACTCGAACACGACGCCGGCCTTGTGTTGGCGAATTGTCTCGTCAATGGAACCAACGGCCATGACGACCTCCTACGAAACGACGGTGGAGTACAGGTAGCCGAGTTCGGTCGTCGGTGCGGTGAACTGCTCGTCCCAGACCATGTCAAGCTGACGCGTGTAGCCGCCGGGGAGGTCGTAGCTGTTGATCCGACCGTCGGTCGAGCCGGACAGCTTGAACCGCTGGAGGCAGCTCTGCGGGGTCATCGCCGAGGGCGACGGTCGCAGCTTGCAGAAGAGGGCGAACTTGCCCCAGATGTACGCCTTCGTGGCGGTCTGTCCCTCGACGGCGGTGTTCCGCACGGCCGAGCCGACGATGTAGTTCGACAGGCCGAGGTATTCGGCGATGGCCGGGTGCGACAGCGGACCGGACGCGCCGCCCGTGTACTTCCGCAGCTCGCGGATCAGGGGATGACGCACGAGCTCCTTGTGGACTTCGTAGCCGACGATCAGCGTGTCCGGCGCTTCGCCCGACTGCTGCATGATGTTGTCGATCGCGTCCTGCGCCTGCGACGACGGATCCGACGAGGCGTTGTCCCACTGGTCGGTGCCCGACAGCGCGGCCGTCTTGCCAGAGAAGGTCGTCGCCGTGTCGAACGCCAGGGCCGCAGCCGTGACCTCGCGGATCTGCATCGTCCGGCGTGCGAGGACCGCGACCGCCGCCTGTTCGAGATCGAGGCCGTCACCACGAGCGTACGCGTCGGAGGACTTCGAGACCTGGGCGCCGAGGCCGGCGGTCTGAAGCGTCCACCCCGTCGCCGTGTTGACCGCGATGTTGATGTGCAACGGGCGCTCCTGCCCGTCGACGATCGCCATCTCGTGGCCCGGCGAAGCGGCACCGAAGCCGCCCTGCACGTCGTGGAAGTTGCCGACCCGGTTCGGGACGTCGACCGACGGGAAGATCTTGTCGGCGATGAAGCTGTCCAGCGACGGCCCGAGCAGACGGGCGTAGTTGGTCAGGAAGCGGTTTTGCGTGAATGTGCCGACGTTGCTCATGGTGTGTGTCCCTTCGCCCTATCAGGCGACGTTGATGACGTGACGGGCGATGATGCAGGCCGCGAGGTCGCCGTCGGCGGCGGTCTCCAGCATGTAGCCCATGCAGATATCGTTATCGGCGGTCGCCGAGACGGCGTCGCCGCTCGCGTCGGCCTTGAAACTGACGCCGGCCGTGATGGCCCCGCCGCACTTCACCTTGCCAATGCCGCCGACCTGCACGGCGTTGAACGCGGCGGTCGAACTGCCGTCCTTCACGTCGTCGGTCAGGATGCCGATCACGTTGCCGTTGGCGCCCGCAATGTCGGTGTCGTTGTCGCCAACGGCGATGACCATGCGCCAGGGAGATGCGGTCAGGTCAGCGTCGGAACGGCGAGCGATGATCTTGGGGTCGAAGGGGACGGACATCTCAGGCCTCCGCGCTGTTGAAGGCGGCTGCGGCCTCCGGGGTGGTCACGATCTCGCGGTACGCGTCGGCGAATGCCTGCGCGCTGTGTCGTCCGTCTTCGGCCAGCACCTTGGCGCGGGCGTTGACCTTGGCGACGACGCTGGTCTTGGAGCCGCCCTGGTCGGGCGAACCCGGCGGCGTCGAGATCGACTTGGTCGCGATCCGCTGCTCGGGGTAGACCTCGTTCGCGTGCTCTTCGCCGAGCGCCGTCAGCGCCTTCCAGTACCGCTCGCGCTCGCCGGCCGAACAGCGCCCGACGGCGCAAGCGTCGTCGAGCGTGCGCGCCTTGTCGCGCTCCGAGAGCGCCTCGACCTTCGACGTCAGGGCGTCGCGGTCGGCGGTCACGGTCGAGAGGTTGTCGGCCAGGGCGGCGATCTTGTCGTCGCGCTCGGTCAAGACGCGGTCGAACTCGGCGAGCACGACCGCGTCGGCGGCGTCCTCCGAGAGTCCGAGGCGGGATGCGATCGGCTTCATGTTCCGGTTCTCCGGGGTTGCGTGAGCGGTCTCCGACGCGGCGAGAGTCGCCATGCCAGGGACGAAAGGATGATTGGTCAGCGTGCCGCCGATGAGAGCCCATTCGCCGAGCGGCTCGCCCGTGCGCTTCGACTTCGCAGCGTCGGCGGGGATCGCTTCGATCGAGAAGCCCTGGAACTCGCCAGCGCGAACGCGGCGACGTCCCTCGGCGGTGTAGTCGATGAGTCCGAGCAGGACCGTGCGCCCGTCTTCGGCGAGGTCGATCCGCGTGTCGACGATGTACCCGAGCGCCTTCGTCGACTCGGCGTCGAGAGCGCCTGACATCGTCGCGTGGTTCGTTCCGACCGGAGCGCCGCGGCTGAACCAGCCTTCGGCCTTGACGAGCTGGAACCCGCGGTGAATCGACTCGACGTCGGCTGCGGTCAGCTCGACTTCTCGGTCACCCTGGCGCGAGCTGTGGACGCCGGACGCTGTGATCTCGACCCATCGCGGGCCGTCGTCGGCGTCGGAAAATCGAAGCTGAGGGGCGTTGAAGCGCACGCCGAAAGGGTGCGGGCGATTACTTGCGGGGCGCAAGCGAACGCGAGTCACGGAACGATCAGTCCCATTCCCCGGCGCGGACGAGCGCTGTGACCTCGTCCGGGTCGCGGCCGTGACGCTCGCCCCATTGCGTCCTGTACGGCTCGCAGTGCGGCGGGATCCGTCGTCGTCGACGCAGCTCGCGGATCGCCCCCTCGGTCACGCCGTCGTTGAGCGCGACGACGACGTCTTTCTCTTCGCCGATGCCGGCGGGGAGTTTGCGCTTGGGGCGTCCTCGCCCTCGCCGCTCGTCGGTCATCAATCGAGCGCCAGGATCAGACAGTTACACAGATCGCCGCCCTCGCACCAGACCGCCGGCGTGGCGTACTCGGCTAGGCCGGTCGGACCGAACGTGTCGCCGTCTCGGTCGGCGCACGGGGTGCACGTCTCGCTCTCGACGAAATTGGAGTACATGAACGACCGCGACCCCTGAGCCCGTAGCGCCTGCTGGCGTGCGATCCCGAACACGGTGTTCACGTCCTTCTGTCCGGCGACGCGTGCGAGAGGGAGCGAGAGCTGCCGCACGGTGTCTTTGACGACGTCGACGAAGTCCTCGCCGTCGGGAACGAACCCGGTGCGCCCTCGCGCCTGTAGGGCCGCCAGGGTCGCCGTTTTGACCTTCGCTGCCTCGGCGTGCGCGGTCGTCGCTGCGATCGAGCGGATCACAGCGTCCGGGTCCAGCGTGTCGATCCGGTCGGACGGAAGGCCCGGAGCCGGCAAGGGCGCCTCGGCGGCGTGCACCGTCCCGCAGTGGCACTCGCCGAAGTCGTGCGGCGTCGCGTCGCTCGGGGTGGACGGAGGGCGCGGAGGACCGGCGTCAGCGCGGCGCTTCTCGCTTGAGATCGACGACACGCCAGACGCGTACGCCTTGCCGTAGACGGCGACAAGGGCGGCCGTCAGCTCTTCGACCCCTGGCACGTCGACGTCGAGCATCTCTTCGGGCGTCGAGCGGGTCGCCAAGGCACCGGCGTACTCGGTCGCGATGTCGCCGCGCCAGTCGTCGATCGCATCCATCGCCGCCCGCGCGCCGCGCTCGGTCTTCGCTCGCGTCTCGTCGAGGCGGATCACCCGCTCTTCGTCCCGGGGTGGTCGACCGCCGGGGCCCGACGTCAGGCGCCCGAACGCGTCGAGGCGCCCGTCGAAGCGGTCTGCCAACGACAGCGCCTCGGCCGTCTCGACCGCCTCTGCGACGTCCTCGGACTCTTCGGACGGGTCCGACTCCGGGTCGCCGTCTTCAACGTCGTCAGCGTCCGGCTCTGCGTCCTCGTCGACTTCGGGCTCGAAGCTCGGAGGGGCGGCCGTCGGCGCCTCGAACGCGGTATCGCCCAGCATCGCCTCGGCTGTCTCGGTGTCGATCGGGAAGAAGCCGACGAGCATCGCGACGCCGGACTCTCGGGAGATCGACCCGGCGATGACGCGCTCGACGATGCCGACCGCGGAGGCGATCTGCGCGCCGTTGAACGCTGCCTTCTGGACGTCTGGACCGCCCGCCCCGCCGTCGACCGTCTCGTCGTCGTCCGATGCTGGGGCGTCAGGGAGCAGGAGCAACGAACGGATCCGCTCTTCGACTTCGCCGTCCCGGTCGACGACAACGCCGGCTGCGACCGCAGCGACCGACGAGCCGATCAGCTCGATCGGCGAACCGACGAGCGTCTCGCCCGGGTTGACCTTCGGGAACCGATCGGCGCCTGGACGTCGGAGCAGGACGAGGGGACGCACGATCTCACGTTCGACGAACTCGGCGAGCATCAACGAGACGCCCTGCAACCGACGACCGAACGCCGAGCCCATCGACTCGTGCAGGTTGAACGCACCAGCACCGTCGCCGATCCGGAGATGAGCGACGCCGCAGGCCTGGAACCATTCGATGCCCATGCGGTCGTACAGCGCCGTGACCTTCGCAGCGTCGAACGGCACCGTCAGGACGCCGGGCTTGTAGCCGGGCGGGAACGTACCGAAGCCGCGGAGCGAGGCGCGCCAGTTCCGCATCATGTTCTTGACCGTGTCAAGGTCGCCCTTCTGAGCGACGTCAGGGTCGAT